GGATGTCTTGGCCTTATACAGCGCATAGCCTTCAGCCTTGTTCTTCACCCATCGGTCATAGACGAAGCGGAAACCTTCAGGCGTAGTGGCAACGCCAACAGTATTGCGAACAGGCTTGCCACCAACAGTAAATGCCTTCTGGCGGTTACGGGCAATAATCTTGTTCCAGACGGCCCGTGCTTTTTCGATGGGCAGCGTATCAAGTTCATCGACAACGCTGTGGGCGACTTCATAACCGACGATGCGGTCAGGCTGTTCCATGTTGCGAAATATGATGCGGCCCAGTTCAGTTTCCAGCACGGCCTTTTGCTGGTTCAGCTTAAACGGGATGCCGTTGCGCTCGAACAATGCAGGGAAGCGTTGGAAAGCGATGTCTTCAATTAGCGGATAGGTCGGCAAATAATACGCCACATCCTGATACGGGCAGTAACGCTTTAAGCGCATGAGCCTTGCGATACCCGCAGCAGTCTTCCCAGAACCAAAGCCACCGACGAACGCAGGGAATGGGTCTGTGCTGTATATAAAATCCTTTTGGCTGGGCGTGAAGGTCAAAGCCAATCTTCGTCCGTAATAGGCTTGAAGTTCATATTAACGGCCAGCTTGGTCGGTTCGTTATAGCCGTGCATGATGTTCAGTTCTTTGACCGCAGCCGTCATGCCTGTCGATGCCTTGGCTTCCAGTGCAATCCTATAGGCGGTCATTAAGCCCTTAACGGACATTTCGCGTGTCCATAATTGCTTTTCGGCAACCTGTGATTTCAATTCAGCAACCCTTGCCGCAACCTTTCCGTCGCTCATAAGCACAGATGCCTTGGAATAGATGGTGTTATCCTTCATCCCTTCAGCGTCATATGCCATGCGATAAGCGTCTGCTTGGCCTAAACCATCAGCTATGCCTTGGCAGAATGCTTCTTGCTTTGCGGTCAGTTTAACATCAGCCATCAAAGGCTTCCCCTGTTTCTGCGTGGACGGCCTTCTTACCAGTGAAGTCCTGCCAACGATTGATAATTACGTCACAGTATTTTGGGTCTAATTCCATCATGCGGCAATCACGATTATGCTTTTCACAGGCAATCAATGTAGTTCCAGTTCCACCAAAGCAATCAATAACAATGGCGTTCCTGCCAGTAAAATTGGTGATAATGTTTTCGGGTAAATATATCGGAAATGTCGCTTTATGGATGCTTGAAAATTCATTGCCAGAAGCGTTAGCGCCTTCAATAACATTCCAATATGTGCCTTGCCCAAACTGCGGATTGATAAACTTCCGCTTTCCGTCGCCAAAGCACAAAATGAACTCTACTAAATTATTGATAACGCCTTTTTGAATATGCGGCGCAACAGTTTTCTTTTTCCAATAAATCACATCTTTGAACGTGTCGCCAAACTCGTTCACCAATTTGAAAATCGTGCGTTTGTTATCTTGCACCAAACCAATGTTATAAAACACTTCATCCGACACCGCCATTAAGCAATTCATGTTAGCAGTCAGAAAATCAAAAAATTCACTTTCCGTTTGGTTATCATCAAATGAGTTGTATTTTTTGCCCGTTCCAGACTGGCCTTTAACATTTAGCGAACCAGCATTGTAAGGTGGTGAAGTAAAGCAAATGTTAGCTTTTTTACCATCCATCAGCTTTTCAACGGCGTCGATGCTCGTACTATCACCGCACATCAATCTGTGATTGCCCATCACCCAAACGTCACCAATTACGGTCTTTGGCGTTTCAGGAACTTCAGGAACAGCGTCTTCGTCCGTCAGTCCTGCCGTTGGTTCTGGCTCCAGCAATCCATCAAGGAATTTTTCATCAAAGCCCAATAGGTTAATATCGAAGTTCTCTAAGTTGAGGTCTTCAATTTCCGCCTTAAGCATATCCATATCCCACCCTGCGTTTAGGGCAAGCTGGTTATCGGCTATCACAAGGGCGCGTTGCTGTGCCTTTGTCAAATGGTCAATAATAATGGCTGGCACTTCTTCTAAGCCAAGTTTTCGTGCAGCCAATAAGCGTCCATGCCCCGCAATGATGGTATTGCCGCCATCAATTAGAATGGGGTTCGTCCACCCAAATTCTTTTATGCTGGCTGCTATCTGCGCCACCTGTGCGTCGCTATGCGTCCGACTGTTTGCTGCATATGGGATAAGTTCCGATACGCTGCGTTGCTCAATCTTAACGCTCATCAATAGCCTCCATTTATACTGCGCTTGTCGGCGCTTTCACCGACCAAAATAAACGATTTCGTTGTAACTTCCCTTGTCCCCCAAGAGTGCATTTTATCGCCGCACCTTGTGCAATTTGTCGGTTCGTTTTTGCCTTCAGAATGAAATCCGCAATAACAAGCAAACTTAGTTACAACCTCAATCATGTCGTTATACATCCTTTTTCATTTTGGCAACCGCCGCATAATTATCCGACAAACTCTTTCCATTGCCAGTTTGCCCATTGGCGCATTGCGTCGCTTGACCATTCATGCTTGCGCCATTTGGTAAGCAGTGCCGCTTTATCTTTGTTCGCGCTTTGCTTGTGGCGTATCAGGTCAGTCATAAAATCCGTCGCCGTCAATTTCATCATCGCAATCATAATCCAAATGGTCAGGCCTATACCCATCAAGGATAGCTTCAAGTGCAACGGCAGCGGGGCCAGTAATTTCTCTTTTGCCACTCATCCATGCGCGAACAGTCGTGCTTCCAGATGTGCTGCTTAAACGAAGCGCGTCAGCTATTTCGCCAACGCTCCAGCCAAGTTTCTTTTTTGCGTCCTTTACGTCTTGTGCTGTTTGTATCATTTTTTTTCTTCTGCCTTTGCCATCTTTTGTAATGCGTGAAGGATTGTGGAATGGTCGCGCTTCATAATGCGGCCTATTTCTGGTGTGCTGAACCCTTGTTCACGGAAAAACTTTATACATTCGTGGCGCACTTCGACCAGCACCTTAAAGCGTCGTGGCCCAAGAATGTCGTTCCTGTCATATCCGTAATCGGATGCAATGTGGTCAATGATTGTTAGGTTTCTTTCGCGTGGCGTCATGCCCCTTGCTCCTGCTTTTTAATGGCGATGGCTTCGTTGTAAATTTCGTTCCAAATGCTGTGTATTGTTTCAATGCGGTCATAATGAAATGTGCGGTCAATGTTGCATTTTTCGGTGTTCGAATAATCCTTGCCGTTTGGCGTGACGTTCAATAAATTTTCAATGGCATACTTTAAGCTGGCAACGGCTTTCAATCGTGGGTCGATAAGGTCAGATGCGCTTGAACCGTTTATGTTTAGCGTTGGGGTTATCATGCCGCCGCTCCTTTATCTGCGCTGATAGTTGGGGCCATTGAAAAGCGACCCCAAGGCATGATTTGCTCAATGCCATCCCACACCTTGATGCCGTAACGCTTGCCGTCTGTATCAGTGACAGTCTTTTCGGTGCGCTTGGCAATACGAACACTGATAATCGTGTCGTAATCGCAAATGCTGCGAGTTGAATATGTTGTGTTAGGCTGAAACTTAACCATGATGTTTTTCCTTAATGGCGGGGCAGAACCCCTGTGGTTGATGCCCTGTTATATAAAGGCAATTAACATATGTAAAGCACTTTTTTCATTAAAGTGCATTTTTATTTGTTCCAGCAATCAACCATGAAGTTGGCCCAAGCCATCGTGAAGGCATCGTCGGCATCGACAGAAAAGGTAACTGAACGATTGTTGGCCTTAACATTAACGGCGTTGGGCGTGCTGTCTTCTGGGAAATCCTTGAACGTGTCAGGATTGCGAACATCGTCGAAACAATCGTGCATGGCCCAAAACTTGTCTTCGGTGCAGTAAACTTTGAAAGTTGTAAAATTGGTCATAATCAAATTCCTTATGTGGCGGGGCGTTGCCCCCTGTTGATGTCCCCTTATAAAAAGAGGTTCACATGATGTAAACCCCTTTTTTCATTTATTTTGCATTTATTCCTCTTTTACAAAAATCCCGTCCACCATACAGCCCTTGCGGTCTTTGATTTCGTGCCATGCGTGAACGACACATTCTTCAATTTCCAAATTCTTTTGCGCTGCCAAGATGGTCAGCACGACGAATGCATCACCGATGCTATCCATAAACTGCTCGTCCTTGCCCTTGGCGATGGCTTCGGCCAGTTCACCGATTTCTTCTATCAGCTTCACGAATTGAGCCTGAACCGTGCTGCCTTCAATCAGGTTGCGGTCTTTTGCCCATTCACGGATTAGGTTGGCATAAATCATTAGTTCATTCCTTCTTTGGCGTTCAGTGATTGCATCAATTCCTCTTTCAGCGCCGCAAATTCTTCTGGCGTGATATATTCTTTTTCCTGCTTCGGGATGCGTGGCGCATTGAAGTTATCAACCAGCGCCTGTGCGTGACGTATCGCGTCATTGGCCCAGCGGACGGCTTCAGGTTCAAAATTGCAGATGAACGGCACAATCTTGGCAGGGTGGTCACAGCTACGTCGGGCTTGCTCACAAGCGCGGCGCAGTATCGACAGTGGAATGTGGTTCACCGTCATGACGGCGGCTTTATACCAAGCTGTCCGTTCGCTCTCCTGCATACCCGATGGAGCGCACAGCATCAGGCATGGCGTCAATAGTATGATGATTTCCTGTGGCGTGGCCTGTCGATATTTCTCCTGTGCAGTTTTCAAAGCTTCCAGTGCCGCCTGATATTTCGTGCAGTGCTTGTCGGGCTGCTCGTTCAGATGCTCCTGCGCTGTCAAATTGCTGTCCATTTCTTTGCTCCTTTACCCATTCAGCCTTGAAGGTAAGCCAGCCGCGACTTGTTGCCTCGCTGATAGCATCCTGCAAATTCCATCCAGCAATGCTGGCTTGGTTCATTAAAGACCGCAATGCGGTTTCCGTCATAGGCGACTTCTTGGCTTTACGAACAGCCATAAAATCATCCCACACCTGTTGCGATACACCGTCAGGCTTCAACACTTTCCCCTTCAGGGGTATATTTGTTTCTTGGTTGTTGGTTATTGGTTGTTGGTTATTGGTTGGTTGAGCGTCCGTTGAACGTCCGTTGTTCCGACGTTGAGCGGAAGCCCTACCAGCGTTAGATGCTTTCAGTGATTTATCGCGGAAATGCGCTATTTCTGCATCGCACCTTGTATGCCCCCATCCACCCTGATTGTCGGCAATGAAGAAGTCTTGCAGCACCTGTTCGACTTCTGCGATGTGGTCGCGCATACCAATCTGTCGGGCAACTTCTGCTGCCGTTCCAACAAGCGCACCATCTTTCAGGTAATAGACATCAAGCAAACGACGATAAGCCAAATCCTCTAACAAGGACAGGTGGCGCGTATGGCTGGCGTAATCGCCAATGTTGAATTGGAAATAGTGCATGGCTATGTGCCTTGCAAAATGGTTTTATGGCGTATATAATTTGTCATTGCGGTGCTACTTCCCCTTAAATTTAGCATTGCGGCCAGCGAAATTTTGATGCTCCTTAATTTCGCTGGCCCCCCTCTTATCTCAACATCAGCCATTCATAAAGCTACTTTGTTTGCCGAAATTCGATTGTCGGAAATAGGGCTTTGAATATCGCCTTGCGTAATGTGAAATCAGTCGTGACCATACCCTTCACATCTTCGACGCAATCCCGACCACCTTCCGTGTAGGCAAAATCTGGCTTATATCCAACGCGCCGCCCGTTATCGTGCTTCATCTGATTGCCGTTGATGACGAACCAAAACTGCGGCTGGATGACCAAATCGGCAATCGCACCCGCAGCCCATAATGTATGCAATTCATCACAACGCGCAGCTTCGCGCTTGCTGTCATGCTTGTGGCATTGGGCGCAATACGCTTTCTTGGCGTTGAACTTTGACCGACGATTAAACACCGCCATTATTCCGATGTGCGCCCATCAACGATTGTTGGTTTTTGAAAGAAAATTTGGTCATCATCATTTAAAAAGGCGTCCCACATCTCTTTTTTATCCGACTTACTGCGCGGGGGCCTATTTCTGATTTTCTCCGAAATCAATTCATCCAATGCCTGTTCAACAGCAAGATATGCTTCCAGCATTGGCGTTGAGCGTTTGCGCTTCCAGTTGCTCAATGTGACCCGACTAAGGCCAGCGGCGGTGGCAAGCTTTCCCGCAGTGATATTGTGTTCAGCAGCGCGTCCGTAAATACGCATAACGGCTTGATGGCTTAACGTCATTTTATGTCCTTTTTGCTAAATGCAAACGCCATATAAAAAAATGCTTTACAAATGTAAATGGGGGTTGCATAAAAAACACAAGGAGCAAACATTATGAACATCGAAACTTGCACAATTTGCGGCTTTGGGCTGACCTCTGCTTTTTGCTGCCCAGCTTGCGATGCGGCTGACGCAATCGTTGAGGCTGGCGGCTGTCACCCAAATTTCAAAGAAGCGTTGGCTGAAAAAATAGGCAACATTCTTTTGGACAATGATTGGCACACCACCTTTAATGTCCGCAAAGTTTATCCACGGTTTTATTAAGGAGCAAAATGAAATGACTGATAAATTAGGTATCCACAAAGAGGCTGTTGGCAAAGCCATCAGATTGCTTGATGCGGCTGGCGCAGTTTATGCCATTCAGTTTAACGACGAAATTTTTGGCACTTTGGAAGTTAAGCCACCGCGCAAAAAATCCAACAGTTCGCAATACGCTTACGGTGAAACACGTTCGCACTATCTGCCATACATCGAAAATTTAGAAGTTGGTGGGAGTGCTTCGGTTCCGTTTAGCTATTTTGACCGCAAAATTTTATCATCGAACATAAGTGCATATTGCGTTCACAAATGGGGCGCTAGGTCTGCAATGGTAAAAAGAAATAACACCACAGACAGCCTTGAAGTTTTACGTTTTGCATAAGGGGCAAAAAATGAGTGAAGACAAAATCTGCGCTGCATACGTTGCAGCATTTGCGGAATTGGAAGCGGCAACAAAGACTGCCAGCAACCCGCATTTCAAATCCAAATACGCTGACCTTCCGACGGTGATTGACGCTATCAAGCCGCACCTTGCGAAGCATGGCCTTGCATTCATGCAAATGCCCAAGCCAAGCGAAGGCGGCATATCAATCGAAACTATCCTAATACACAGCAGCGGCGACAAGCTTTCGATGGGCGTATTGTTCGTGCCAGCCAATAAGCATGACGCACATGGTTACGGGTCGGCCCTAACTTATGCGCGGCGATATGCACTGCAAACTTGCTTTGGTCTGCCAACAGAAGACGATGACGGCAACGCAGCAGTTAAGGCCCAACAGCCAGCGCCAGCAAAGCCTATTACGCAGCAGCAATTTGCGGTGCTACAAGATTTAATTGACCGCACAGGCACTGACGTAGCTGTCATGGCAGCGCATTACAAAGTGCCAGCCATTGCAATGCTTCCATCGAATTTGTTTGAAACAGCAAAGACGGCATTAGAACGGAAACTGCCAAATGCGGGTTGATGTCGAACAGCGCAGTGAAGATTGGTTTACTGCACGATGCGGTTCGCTGGGGGCGTCACAGGTTGCTGACGCCCTATCCCGCACCAAAAGCGGTTACAGCGCCACCAGAACCAATCTACGCATTAAGCTGGCTTTGGAACGGCTGACAGGCAAGCAAGCGGCTGGGTTTACCAGTGCGGCAATGCAGCATGGCATCGACACCGAAGCTGAAGCCAGAATAGCGTATTCGTTTGACCAAAACGTAACCGTTACGGAAACGGGCTTGGTCAGGCATTCAAGCATTCCGTGGACGCACTGTTCGCCAGATGGTCTTGTTGGCGACGAAGGGCTTGTCGAAATCAAGTGCCGCCAACCAGCAGGGCATCTCGAAACGCTAACAACTGGCGAAATACCATCGCAATATGTGACGCAAATGAACTGGCAGCTTGCTTGTATGCCAGAACGCAAATGGGTTGATTACGTTTGTTACAACCCAGACTTTCCAGAAGACCTAAAACTTTTCATCAAAAGGCATCATCGCAATGACGAACAAATCATGGAATTGGAAAAATCTGTTTGCGAATTTCTCGCAGAAGTCGAAGCCGACCTTGCAGCCATCAACGGCATTAGAGGAAGGTCTAAGGTTGGCTAAATTGTCAGCCAATAAGCAAGGCCCAGAATGGAATGCACTGGCTTACCAAGCCTATGTAGAACACGCCAAACGGCATAGGTTCTTTACCACCGAAGATGTGCGTAAAGCTGCCAAAAACGTCCCTGCGCCCACCAACAACAGCGCATGGGGTTATATTGCAAAGTCAGCCAGCAAGAACGGCATTATGGTTGAGTTTGAAGTTATGCGCTCCAAGAGCCTATCCACGCACGGGCGGCACATCATCATTTGGCAATCGACGTTGCTGTCATGATGTTACCGCGCAAGATACCAAAAGAGGCAAAGCGCCAAAGCCGATGGAAGTCGCCAGCGCATTGCAATTTTGTCAGGGGACACGCCTGTTCCATATGCGATAGCATGACGGCAATCGAAGTTGCCCACATACGCTACGGCAGCGGCACTGGCATGGGGCAAAAGCCGCACGATTGGTTTACCGTCAGTCTGTGCAAGCAATGCCACACGAACCAGCACAGCGTTGGTGAGCGCACATTCTGGGCAACGTATAACATCAACCCGTTTGCATTGGCTGAAGCGTTTGCAAAGGCCAGCCCGAAAGCGGCTGAAATAGCTGCGAAGAAGCGGGAGTTGGGTTTATGACGCAGACAGTTATTTTACGGGGCCAGTTGCAACGTGAATTGGCAAAGCAGTTAATTGATAAAGCGCCCGTCGATGGCGTTGTGGCAATCAGCGCAGCCAAGCGGTCAGATGACCAGAACGCAAAGATGTGGGCCATGCTATCGGATATAAGCCGCGCAAAGCCAGATGGCAGGGCGCATATACCAGAAGTGTGGAAGTGCATCTTTATGGCAGCACTAGGCCACGAAGTGAAATTTGAGACTGGTTTGGATAACCAACCCTTTCCAATAGGGTTTAAGACATCAAAGCTAACCAAGGCCCAGATGTCCGACCTGATAGAATTTATCTACGCATACGGCGCAAAGAACAACGTAAAATGGAGTGAAAAATATGAGTGAACCAAACAATGACCAGCTTCGTCTTTTTATCGAACGCATTGAACGATTGAACGAAGAAAAAAAGGGCATCAACGATGACATCCGCGATGTTTACAATGAAGCCAAATCACAGGGATATGATACCAAAATTATGCGGCCCGTTATTCGTCTTCGCGCAATGGCAGACCATGACCGCCAAGAATATCAAGCATTGCTCGACACATATATGTCCGCCCTTGGTCTTTGAAAGGAAGCATCATGTCATCATTGAATAAAGTAAGCTTGCTGGGTTCGCTTGGCGCTGACCCAGAAATAAAATCGTTCCAGAATGGTGGGCGCGTTTGCAATCTGCGGCTGGCAACATCCGAACGCTGGAAAGACAAAAGCACTGGCGAACAAAAAGAAACGACTGAATGGCACAGCGTGTCCATCTTTAGCGATGGGTTGGTCGGCGTTGCAGAGCGTTTTCTGACCAAGGGCAGCAAGGTTTATATCGAAGGCCAACTAAAGACGCGCAAATGGCAGGACGCCAGCGGTAACGATAAATACAGCACGGAGATTGTGTTGAACGGCCCGAAAGCTGCATTGATTTTGCTGGGCAGCAAAGGTGAGGCAAAGACAGACGGCGGTTCAAGTGACCCAAGCAATATGCACGGTGGCTCACATACCACTTGGGATAATGACCTTGACGATGATGTGCCATTTTAAGGAGCAAAACGATGACGCAAATTTCAATCAAGGATGTAGTGGAGCAATGCAGGATTTACGCTTGCGATAAAAAGGTGGCGCAAATTCTGAAATGCCCTGTCAGCTTGGTCGAAGCCTGTCGGCCCATGATTTACAGTCGTGGGCAACAGCGCAAAGATTTAAGCGTCGATACGGAAACAGGGAAGCATTGCCAAGCAACCCACCGCTACAGAACCGATACGGAAGCCATAAGAATATCGACGCAAAAATTGCTTATCAAGCAACTGGAAACGGGACATCATTGGCTGACAAACGAAAAATTTTTCAACGTAGTTTCTAAGCTAAATCCCGAACTTGGGTTATTATAATGCAATAAATGAAAAAAGGTCTTTACATACATATCAAGCATCTTTATAGCGGTGGACAGGGGCAGATGCCCCGCCATCCATAGGAGTAAAATGATATGATATTGACCGACAAAATTCGCAGCGACATGGCCACCAAGGGTTACGTATATTACCGCGACACCAAAAATTATCCACCACAGGGCGGTTATCGCAAAGTTTGCCGCAACATCGAAGGCGAAGATTATGGCAAGCTTATCTTTGACACCGATGCTTATGAGGCGCATGGTCACAATAACTGACACCACCGGACGGCGGAGCAATCCGCCGCGAGGATGGCGCTAGTGCCAGAACCAAGGGGCATAGCCCCACCATTTAGGGAGTTTTGATTATGACCATTCGTGAAATTATCCAATCGCAGCCATTAAGCGAAATCATCAGCGGCATTGCGTTGGCAATCGTCTTACCCATCCTATTTGTCGCATTGATGGTGGTGCTGCCATGATGAGCGATTTTGAATATATCGTAACACGTGGCGACATCGACTTTGAATTGCTGGTTGAATACACAGCAACCCGCGATTGGGATGAAGTCGATATAGACATCACCAGTATCACACTCGATGGCGAGGCATTTGAAACCACCCACAAAGAAGACCTTGATATTTTGGAAGCCTGTTACGAACGGGTTGATGAAGACTTTGAAGGTTATGCAGCCAGTGAAGGGGATTATCGCCATGACGCAGCCAAGCACGACTTCTAAATTAACGATACGCACTGCCGCCCCAATCGGCTTACGGCATCGGGTCAGCCCTCAATCAGCATGGCCTTTACGAAATTCAGAGGGATTGACCTTTGCAGAAGCAAAGCGCCGCAGGGAACAGGAGCAAAAAAAATGAACAATGATGACGATATGATAATCCGCGAAGCCGCACGGAAAATCTGTGCCACACAAGAAGCAAAGAGCGATACCAACACTGCGGCCTTCTACACACTAGGCAAATACGACCACACAATCTGGATGCGCCTCGTTGAGCAAGGCATCCGCAAGGGTATCGAGATTGGGAGGTCGCTGTGACCGACATTGAACAAAAAGCCTTGGAACTGTTGAATGAGGTGTGGGAGGGGCGCGGTTACCCGCCGGAGGACAAAGTGCGCCGTGAAGACTTACCCGCGCACGAAGCACTATGCCGCGCCATCGAACAGCACGAAGCCTATAAGCAAAAGGTGAGCGATGCGATTGTGTCGGAATACCTTTACGCAGAATACGCACCAG